TTATCTGGGACATGAAGATGTCCCTGGAGGAGTTGGGACATGATGTTCTCATTGTCAACATTGGTGACCCCCAGGAGATCATCAGACGTGTGAATGAATATAGTCCCGATTTCGTTCACATTAACTATGATGATTGGGTCTTCTTGTATCCATACATTCAATATCCATGCGCTGTCACAACGCACTTTGCTTATATTGAAAGACCCGATATGATGAATGGGTATAGTCAGATCTTTAATGCCTTTGGAACTATCAAACCAAATGTGTTTGGATTATCTGACAGTATCAACAAGGTTTACAATATTATGTCTGGGATTCCCAAGGATAAATTGTACTTGAATAGGAATGGTGTAAATACAAACCTGTTTGCATTCAAAGAAGAACCTAAGTATGCTGACCGTAGCATCTATCTTGCGAAGGTGGATTATAGAAAGAGACAACATCTTTTCCAAAGCATCAGGTCACTTTACTTTGCAGGTAACATCGCTGATAGTAGATTCAATCAGAATTATAATTACCTTGGTGAGTGGACAAAGGACTTCTTGTATGCTAACCTTACCGAGTATGGGAACCTAGTTCTCTTATCTGATGGTGAGGCACATAGTCTTGTCATCATGGAAGCTCTTGCTGCTGGTTTGGGTGTAGTGGTCAGTGAATTTGCTACTGCTAACCTAGATTTGTCCAAGGAGTTTATTACTGTTATTCCAGAGAAGAAGATCTCTGATATTGCTTTTGTGGAAGAACAGATTATTAAGAACAGAGAGTATTCTGTACAGCATCGAGAAGAGATTCGAGAGTATGCTAAACAATTTGACTGGACAGAAACAGTCAAGAATGTCTTTATCCCTAACGTTGAAGAAGTGATTGCAAATGGACAAAAATAAAGCAGCGTATAAACTCCAGAATCTTCCCCCACTTTATTACATCAACTTAGACGGTAAGCCAGATCGTCGTAAGTTCATGGAGGATCAGTTTGACTATTGGCAGATTGAAAACTATGAACGTATCTCTGCCTATGATGGTAGAGAAGATGATCTTAGTGACATTCTCAAGGGTAGATACCCAGACAATATGATGTCTGGTGAAGTGGGTTGTGTTACTTCTCACCTTAAGGCAATCAAGCATTGGTATGAAACCAGTGACAGTCCCTATGCTATGATCATGGAGGATGATTGTGTCCTTGATACTGTGAGGTATTGGGGATTCACCTGGGGTGAGTTCATGGCACATCTCCCATACGATTGGGACATGATTCAACTCGCTATCATCAATCCTGGTGCTGTGCATATTCAACTGCACCAAAGATTCTGTAATGACTTCTCTACTGCCTGCTACATCATCACCAGGCATCATGCAGAGAGGTTGTTTAGATACCATATCCGTGGGGACAAATACAAATTGGATAATGGTGTCAAACCACGAGCAGTCGCTGATGACCTGCTCTACAATTCTGGAGTGACTTACTCCATTCCATTGTTCTTGTATCAAATTGATCTTGGGTCGGATATCCACACAGATCATGTTGACGTATTTCACAAATCAAGTTATAATGGTATTCAGCAATTCTGGCAGAACGTGCCAGACGAAATTGCTGACAACTGGGACAGAATGTTCCAGTACAATCCCTTTTTACGGTTACCCCCCGAAGTTGCAGGGAAGTAACGGTATAAATACTCAGAACGTTACATTGTAACGTTTTACAACAGAGACACGTCGAGTCTCTTTTCATCTGTGGGTAACCATTCCACAAGTAAAATAACGAGGTAAAAACTAATGATTAAATCTGTAATCGCAGCTGCCGCTGCTGCTCCTTTCTTTGCGACCGCTGCCCTTGCAGGTCCCTACGTTAATGTAGAGACGAATGCTGGTTGGGCTGGAGATGACTACATCGGTGCAACCACCGACTTCCACGTTGGTTACGAAGGTGCCATCGGTGATGGTGATGCTTCTTGGTATGTTCAAGGTGGTCCTAGCGTCGTTGCTATTGACGGTGCTGAGAACGAGCAAGTCTGGTCTGGTAAGATCGGTGCTGCTGCTGCCCTGTCTAGCAGTGTTGGTGTCTACGGTGAGCTCAGTGCTGCCACTGCTGACAGTGACTTCTCCACCGACAACCTTGGCGTTGGCGGTAAACTGGGCGTCAAGTATAGCTTCTGATTTCTAAAATCAGTGCTATAATGGGGGGGACTTCGGTCCCCTTTTTTTTATGCTCATGTCAAAGGTCCTCAAAGTATTGATGCATCCTGTGACTCAGGTCAACATCTGTTTGATCGGGTTCCTTTGCATGATTGAATTGATTCATCTTCATGCTCACCATAAGATGGAGCTTGATGTGCATGGATATGTTCACAACTATTGCAGGAAAAATAGAGATGCTTGTGAATCCCTGTTAGACTATTGACAAAAGTTTACATTTCATATATAATTGTGTAACAGTTCTTTACACAAGACTATGACCGTCACCACGAACGAACTTGGACAAATGAATATGTGGGCTAAGGAGCCCCAAATGGTTATCGACGACTATCATTCGAAAGGTCTTACCACTCCTATGGAAGGCATTGAGCGTTATAATGGACGTTGGGCAATGATGGGTATCATCTCTGGATTCCTGTCGTATGCAATTACTGGTAAGTTTTTCTTTGGAATTTTCTAATGCCTGACTTGATTGAACTTCTGACTTATTATGTCATTGTGAGTGTCGTATTCATCGGCGCACCAGGAGTTTTCTTCTTCATTGTTTTCATGCCTGCCCTTCAAAATACTAAGGGTCGTATGGTAGGATACAAAGATCACCAGACATATGGTGACTCTACTATATACGAGGTAAAGAGAACAGCATAATAATGCCAGATCCAAACCAACTCTACAAGGATATGCAAAAGCTTGACGATATGTATGAAGAGCTACTGTGGCATCCTGACGATGAGTTACAATTTACTCACGATGGTCAACGTATCATCATTTTAAACAAAACCCTAGAGGAACAAAACAATGTTTAACGACAAAGCAGAAAAACTGAATGGTCGTGCAGCAATGATCGGATTTGTTGCAGCAGTTGGATCCTATCTTGCCACTGGTCAGGTTATCCCTGGAGTATGGTGATGTTATTGTTGGCATCAATGTTGATAAGTGGGTTCATCTTTTGGGCAGCATTTATGACAGAGGATGTGAATGATGACGACGATGACCGTGATGGTGGTATGTTGATTCCAGCATATAACCCAATCTAATTTTTCACCTCTGCTAAATTAAGCAGGGGTGATTTTTTTATGCCTAAGAACACCATGACTAAGGATGAAATGAAGTGCAGAGTGCTGAAGCTAAAGCACATGCTATTTGAAGAAAAACGAAGTGAATCCGAAAAGAATCTAGCGCATGATTATTTGAATCGGGTTCTCGATATAATAGAAGAGTATCGATATTAACCGATAAAAATTTCAAAAAACTGTATCATATAGATACACTTATCCTACAAACTGGAGTACAAAAATGTCTAAAGAGCTGTCTGATCTCTCTATGGAGAGAAAGGAATGCCCTAAGTGCGGTGCCGTTTGGTTAAACGGTCAGCACATGTGGACAGGAACAGGTCAAAAAGGAAATGAATTAGATCTTGCTGGATTGGTTTGCAATCTCAATGGTGATGAGACATGCATCAATCCAAAGAAAGGAATGGCAGGTGGAGATACCTGGGAGAAGCGGTTGGAAGAAGTCAATGCTGCTTTCCATCAAAAGTATAGAGAGATGGACGATCTTTTTAGAAACAATGAAGACATGTGATTATGGCACACAGGTTCACTAAGATTGATCCACCTCATCATATAACTAAAGAAGAAGTTCAGGAGATGATCGATGCCGCTATCAGAAGGCACAATCGTAATGCTTCAATTATTAGTATGTGTGTTGGGTGGGTGGTTCTTGCTCTTTTTGCTGACGGTCTTCTCAGACTAGTCGGAGCGATTGCACCAATCTTTCCATGGTTGGATATATCTATAAAGTAAAGTTGTGATTTCATAACAAAAAAGTATTTCTACTCATCCTATCTGTAATAGATAATGTAGTCGAAACCTATGATGAAATCACACGATCTTCATAAGCAACTCAGAGAGAGGATTCTTCAATTGCGAATGGGTTATCTCTTTGAAGAACCTTGTCCCATATATGAACCTGGTTGGGAAGAGTCTTGGGACTGCAGAATCACTTATGACTACGAAGACGATGACATTAGCTGATGCACTATTGTGGATATCCATACCGTTCGTATGTGCCACCATCACATTTGGACGATTTAAAGGTGAAAATGACTACTACGACTCAGATGACTATGACGGAAACGGAACCGCTCACTAAAGGCATAGTTATCTTCGGTGCCACAGGTGATCTGTGTAAGAAGAAACTAATTCCAGCACTCTACAAACTTTGGAAGAAAGGTCTTCTTCCTGATAACTTTCTAATTGTAGGTAGTGCTAGAAGAGAACCAAGCGTTCAGCAATGGAAAGAATCTCTTGGAGATTATCCAGATGATTTTTTACATCATCTGGATTATGTTTGTGCTGATTTAGATAATCAAGATACTTTAAAGAATCTACCAGATTATCTAGATGATATGACGTATTTTTTATCTGTTCCACCAGAGAGGTACGAAAATGCAATCACCAACCTCAAACAAGCAGGATGTCTCGATGACCCAGAAAAATCTAGGGTGGTTATCGAAAAACCCTTTGGATACGATTATGAATCTGCTGGTGCTCTACAGTCTGTGGTGGAGCGACATCTACGGGAGAAACAAGTATATCGCATTGACCATTATCTCGGTAAAGATACTGTTAATAACATCCTTGCCACTCGTTTTGGCAATGTACTACTGGAACCACTCTGGAACAGGGAGTATGTAGAAGAGGTTCAGATCTATGCCACAGAGACTATAGGGTGTGAAGGTAGATCTCAATACTATGAGGGTGCTGGTGTAGTAAGAGACATGCTACAGAACCACATGCTTCAGGTTCTAGCATTGATCGCTATGGAAGCACCTTGCAGGATGACTGCCACTGAAATTCGTAGAGAGAAGACAAAGGTTCTTGCTGCTACCAGACTTGGTAAGAAACTAGTCACAGGTCAATATGAAGGGTATCGTGCAGAGCAAGGTGTAGGTCCTGAGTCAATGACTCAAACTTTCGTTGCTGGTGACATGTATATTGATAACTGGAGATGGCAAGGTGTGCCTTTCCATTTTCTGACTGGTAAGAAGATGCCTTTTCAGTGTGTTGAGGTTGTTATCAAACTCAAAGCACCACCTGTTGGATTGTTTGAGGGTGAAACTCCTGGTCGTATTGTGATGCGACTTCAACCACATGCTCACCTTGACGTACAGATAGATGTCAAGTCTCCTGGTCTTGGTGAACAGGTTGAGAAAGCCACACTGACTCATCGATACCCTGACTGGTTGGGTGTTGATGGATATGAAAAACTTTTGTTTGATGCTATCAATGCAGACCAATCCCACTTTGTTCACTCTGAAGAAGTTCTAGAGTCTTGGCGCATTGTCAATGATCTCCTTTGTGTTGGTGATAAGTGTCCTATTAGAACAGCACCATACATCTACTTTGAGAACACCTGGGGTCCAGATTACAAAACAGAACACATTACTGAGTGGGATTATCCAGCATGATATCTGCATTGTTTGTATTTGCTTTCATTACATTGCTAATTTCTGCTATGGAATTAACATGGCCAGTAAAGCATCGTAAGTAAAATGAAAGAACTTTTCATATCTACAACCATCATTGCTGGTGTGGTTGGAACCTTTGTAGTTAAGGGATTGCAGAATGCTTACGTTGGTTAGACATATTATGACAAACCCATGGTCTCTAGGGTTGTTGGGTTCTCTTTTAATCGTTGTACCCATCCTAGGAATGCACCTAGTTCATAAATATCGCTGGGAACATTGGGAACCTTTTACGAATAAAGAAAAATGAAACCCGTAGTATTAGCGGCTTGCTTTACTCCACTGGTTATTATCTACATAGTAATGAAACTTGCTGTCTGGATTTCTGCCGTAAATGCTGAACAGAGTTATGTCAGAAAAGAACCTTTACGAAAACGAGGACCCTATCTGGAGAACCCGTATGCAGACGTTGATGAAGAAGAAGAGGAATATGGAGATCGCACAGACTATAGATAAAGCCCTAGAAGAGTGGTATAGCGAGAGGGGTCTTGAGGTTCCAGATTGGAAGACGGAAAGGAATCCTCAATGGTGGACTGACTACCTGATTAGTCTTGGAATTGATCCAGAAAATCCTTGACAAGGTGGTGGAAACCGTAGTATAATAAATACATCAACAACCGTTAAGGAATGTAACGTTTCTTAAATCAAGTTGAACCCCTGCCGTTTGACCGAGACTAGGCTGGGTTACAAAACCGTCTCTCATATCCTAGACTGAGGGTGTCTAGGAAATAAGTACCTCCACCATTTCCCTGATGGATCTACTTACTTTTTAATTCAAAATGGCTTCAACTCTTTCACGCCGTCAAGGCACAAACACCTGGGAACAATTCTGTGACTGGGTAACTTCTACCGACAACCGT